CGCGCTTATGTTAAGTGTTGAATATATCAGCAGTGCATATGAAACTTCGAGATTTCGGAGTTTCATTAATGAAGTATTACGAAATGACAAAAAACTTTGTTTTTCGTGAATTTGAATGCGGCTTAACAGTGGAAGAAACAGCCAAACTTTGTTTTAAAAGTGTGAGGCAGGTCAAGGAGTGGGATAAAGGAAAGAACATCCCTAGTGAGTGCAAAAGGCTGATGAGAATGTCAAAAGGGCGCGAACTATCACCTTGTGATACATGGGAAGCTTTTAAAATGCACTATGACAAATTGGAGCTACCTACCGGGCAGTTAGTCACTGCCCAAGAGGTATTAGCAGGTTTGGCCTTGCTAGAAATTTCGGCTCCAGATGATGTAAGAACCAATGCTAAGTTACTGAAATATGCAAGGGCGATAAGCAAAATAAAAGCTCAGTAATACTATAGGATTTGATAGGTGTATATAGTTCTCCAACTAGTTGATTTCTAGCGGCAAAAAACACAAAATACGCTTATATGGTATAAAGTAAGGATAAGTAAGTGACAAAACTAAAAATGACAACTGTTTCCTATCGTTTGGTTTTCTTCTTTGAGCGTGAGTTAAATAGGCCAGATAAAACATTTTGGAACCTAGGAAACTGTATTTCTGAGTTTGACGACATGCCGACAGTACAGCCGTTGCCTCAAGGTGTAATGATAGATGGATATCCATCAATTATATTTAGATCTCAAAATGGTATGTTTGCATGTGAAATTGGAAACTTTAGATTTGACCTTATTGTTGCCGTAGGTCCAAGATTTGGCACTTTAAAGTCAGAAGCATTGTTCGAAGAGTTTCGTGATCTTTCTATGAAGGTCTTTAAATATATTAAGCAGAACTTAGCAATTAGAATCAAAAGGATAGGTATTGTATCTGAGGTTTTCATCGACCCTCTAACAAACAATGTCGTAAACGACATAGCGAGAATTACATCCTTCGAAGTAAACAAAGAACTTCGAGAGTTAAACATTAGAATGAATCGTGTAAATAGTGCTGAGGGTACAGAACTAAACGACATCATTGCATTTGAGGTAGGAAGACTGAATATAAATGGTCAACCTATCACTGGAATAAAAGTTGCAAAAGATGTGAACACAATTGATGCGGAAAATATCGTGATTGACTATGACTCTCTTGGTGTGCTTGTTCCTCATCTCACAAACCTAGTAAGTCCAACGAGCATCCTGGAGGATATTATATGTCTGACTCCTCAGGCTTAGGTGCGTTGAGAGATATTTGGTTACAATCAAACAAAGGTACGGTAAAACGAACTGAATCTCAGAGTTCTATAACTGATACACAAAGTTCAAAGCCAGAAGTAGAAGCTGCTCTTTTCGCTCACATTGACAAAATGAGCAAAGAACATCAAGTAGAATTAAGAACTATTAAAGATGACATTGCTAATGCCAATAAGGATAGAACCCAACTATCTAATTCTCTGAATGAAGTAAAAAATCAATTAGAAAAAGTTGATCAGTTTAAGACACAAGTCCTTATTGGTACGATTGTCGGATTGATGGGGCTTGCTGGAGGGGCTTGGACGGTATACACCCATATTGACGGAAAATACGATAGTTTGGGTGACAAGGTAGATGGAGCATCCACAAAACTAGAGCAACAGCAAACAGTGCTCAGCAGTAACTATTCAGAGTTGGCAGAGAATCTAAAGTTGCTTAGGATTGATTCTGAAAAACGCGAAAAACTACCTAGTGATATCAACTTGCTAAATCATAGAGTTGGCGTGCTTGAAAATACATACACCAAACTCGAAGATAAAATAGATGCCCGTCACAAAATTAGTCAAAAATGATTTTGAAAGATGAGAAAGTTTTCTGCTTGACTAGTCGGTAAACCTTAAAGCTTGAGATATTTTCTGTACAGTAATCGGACATAACTGGTAGGAGCTTTAAAAACCTACCAGTTTGCTTTCAGAGTAAAAGGTATACTTAGACGTAAAGTAGGTTACCACCTCAAATAACATCTAGAGTTTCAGGCCAAATAAAGTAGGGGCCGAAACGTTTACTATATTTGAATTCACCACCTTGCGCTTTACCAGATTCTGTTAGAATATGCTTTCCGTTATCTACGATGAGATAGCCCTTAACAATACACAACTGAAGAAAGTCATCCGTTTTTAGTTTGTGTTTTTTCGCAAGTTTGGATGAAGTGACCTTAGATTGATCTTCCGTAGAGTTTGATTCCTCATCATGCTCAATATCTGCTGCTTCAGCCGAAACCTTTTCTAAAGAAATTCTGACTTCATCGCTTATACGAATGATACGTTGTGCTTCCTCATAAGAATCTTTGTAGAGCTCACCGTCTGAATCACGGTCAATGAAAATGCCCATTTCATTGTTGTTCACTTGACTGAATTCATAGAGGTTAAGACTTGTTATGATGCACGAACTTTCGTTTATATAGCATTTGGCGTGTAGGTTCTTGCAGAAGCTAGTACGCACGAAGGACAACCCTTTAAGCCAGTTTATCTCATCAGGTTGAAGCTCACTCTTGCCGTAGACAATCCTGATGTCAATTTTGAGACGATCTTTGTCCTCTAGGAGCTCTCTAATTCGGTCATTGAGTTTGAGAAAGGGACTGATAAGAATCAATCGTTCTGATGCGTTCTTAATCAGTTCTTCAAGATAGTAGTTTGTCGCACTTGTATTTAAAAACTTAGCCATTTCATATCCTTGACATATAAAACCTAGCACATACACGCTACGACCAATATTCGAGCAGATCAAGTATTCTGATTCAAAAAGCAAACACAATGCATAGTATAAAGTTTTGCCCCTAGCAACCAGTCAGCACAGTGGAAGAGCTCGCTTCGCTCAAACACTGGCGCACTTCGTTTGCGGTTCGACTGGTTCGGTGAGAGTGGATAGTACGGGGGAATTTACCCCCGTGATACAGGACGGGGGTTTGCTCACGCTCCGCGTCCTCAGTCTTCGTCCTTGTGCGCGTTCGCTTAACCCCTATGTGGATAGAGACACTGGCAAACGCTGAGCGTTATGCTGATGTGGCGGCTTCTTTCTAGGCTTAGCAGGGCGAGGGGTGGCAGCATGTCAAAGGAACGATGTGGAATACTAACCGCGCCATTTGGCGATGTTTGCTTACTTGAGTTTGGAGAGTGGCTTGGTGCTTCGCTTGCACTGCGTGCATCGCTTATCCCTGCGGGGCGCGTGTAGCGCGCGCTTTGAATATAGTTAGGCGCTCAATAAGCGCATTCGCCTATTTTTTGTTGCAAATGTTAAATATTGCATATGCGATGATTTGGGGTGTCAAAAACAAACCCCCTTACTATAGTAAAGGGTTTGTTTTAAACTCAATACATCGCGCTATGGAGATTGTTTAATTTTGTCAACATGTAATCACAATGAAACAACAAATATATTATTGTGATTCAAGTATCAATATAAAAATGTCAATTCTTGACATGTGTTTTTTGATAACTTTTTGTCATCTCGATATTTTCAATAATAAATGATTTTTAAGTGAATAACACAAAATATCATTAAATCTAGGATGTCGAATCAACTTAGCTAGATAATAACGCTCCTCAATGCAAGGCCGCTCAGATTTGGGAACTCTTATCGAAGGGCTTGGCAATGAGCGTCTTTTCTTGTATTCAGTGACAGCGTAACCAATGCAACTTCTTAGTGTGTCGTAGACGAACAGACCGCCCAAGACGGCCAGCAGGTTGTAAAAGTAGGCCGCTTCTAGCAGCGTGGCCAAGTCGTCAGCGCTGATGACGAGGGGTTCCAGTTCCATAGTGTTTCCTCAAAATAGTGGGCCAAGTTGTACATTGGCCGTTTCGGGTTTTCTCTCCTGGACAACATCACGCGCCATCGGTTTGCAGTACACGTTCAGGCTTACCGCTTCCTTCGTCAGTTTGAGCAAGCAATCATCGTAATGCACGTAAGCAATTTGATTGGCCTTTAGGAATCGGTCATTCAAGTAATAGGTGCCTTCCGGTGTTTTCGCTTCAAGCGTGACATAGAAGTAAAAGCCGTCCTTGTTTTGCTTGGTGGTGTGTCCCGTGTAGTAGAGCGTTTGAATATCGTAAAGGCCAAGCATCTGCTTGATGTCGTCTATCCGAGTAGATGGACGATTGGAAACAGAAGTAGCCGTATTCCCGTACCCACTAGGATGTAAAGTAGGATCAACTTGAGCCCCTTGCGCAGATACCCCAGAGGCCGAGCCAGAAACGGCAATCTCAGTGCTTTGCGTGGCCGCGTTCGCCACCGTCTTAGAAGTACCAAAAACCAAATTGGATAGCGCATAGATGAAATACCCCATACAGAGCAAACCTAAAACCAGAACGCCCATGATTTTGGGATTGCGAAATAACATGTTCATTGCACCAGAATCACGCGCAATACCTGTTGATGTGGACTTGTAGAGCAAGAACGCCTCAAGCGGGATTTTCTGCTTGGTCAGGTTTGGATCTTTTCCTTTGGGGATGGTCGGCGTTGAGACGTTCTTTTGATGTTTGTAGATGTAAGGTTTTCGTTTCGCCCAGAAATAAGCATCACGGCCTTTATGGAAAAAGCATTCTTCCGAAGGTGCACGAATTTCACTTTGAATCTGTCCCCAGTCAGGTGAGAGCAAGTGAATATCCCAGTTGTATTTGCGGTGACGTTGAAAGCCTTCGTTAAAGGATAAGGGATAGATGATCCTCCCTTGATCATCATATTCAGCGCGACCTCTATCATCGACCTCGCCAGCATCAAGGTTGGACATATCCGCAGGGGTATAGCGTGAGTAGAAGAAACTCTCATAGTCAGGCGGCAACTTATCGAGGAACTCAGACAAAGGGCGATACATCACCTTATCGATACGAAAGCCGACGTTCTTAGAGAAAATATCTTGGCACTCATCAATCACAATCAACGCCCCAAGCGGACACCAACAAAAGAAGTGTTGCCACAGCTCGATGCCGTCTTGGTCACGGCTAAAGATTCGAATCAAGCGAGTCGTGGAGGGGAACTGGATGTTCAAGCGCTTTTCTATCACCTCAAGCGGCTGCATGCCTTCAATGTTGGTGACGACCACGCGACCCGCTTTCAGGGCTTCGTAAATCACAAAGTAGGCGGTATAAGCCGATTTATAAGAGCCGTTCGCGCCTGTTCTAATGAAGATGGCCATGATTAAAACCTTGTCATTCTCAGCACAAAGGCCGTCGCTAAACAGTTGAAGTAAATCGAAATCGCTTGCGGTATCTTGAAAAGAAACGCGTAGTAACGCAGCTCACTAGGCAGTGCGTTAAACGAAGATGAGATCATTTGATTAAAGCCAATGTCATTGAGCAGATACACCGCGGTGTCATAGGCCAGTTGCAATGACATGATGAAGAAATAGAGCTTCATTTTGACATACCACGCATTGAGCCAAATGTGCAGTTGGCGGAAGTAGTCGGGGATTTGAGTAATGAACGTTACCACCGTATCGCCAATGCTGGTCAGCCAAGCTAAGAAATCGAGTATGTATTGCATTAGTCTTTGGCTCCCATCACCACGCGCAGGCCAGCTATCACTGCAATAAATAAAATGACCGCGCTGATAGTGCCGGAATTACGAACCAACGCAGGAAAGACCGAGGATGACGCACTGAGATTTGCGCCATTGGCAAATGAGAAATTCAGTTTGTGCTCAACAAACTCACCATTATTGAGGGTGCGTGAATCGAACGAGAATAGGTTTTTGAAGTCATTGATTTTCTGGCTGTACTGCGTTTTTAAACCTTCGACTTCGTTATTGATTCGGTCGATTTCAGAGGGCTGATAGAGTGGGAGACTGCTGAAGTCGATAATAGAACTATGTTCACCTTTGGTTAGTGCTTCACCGCCTAACATGTTGTGAATGCCTTCGAGAGATTGACCAATATCAGTAAGGCTGGTTCCCAATCCATCGACCTTTTGACCCACACCGTTTATTGCGCCAATAATCCCGTCGCTGTCACCACCTGAACCATTGCCGAGTTTATCGAGTTTGGCGTTAAGGTCTGAAAAGTTGGCGTTCATGGCCGTTTCTAAACCGTCGATATTGCCGTTGATGTTCTTCGCTTTGTTGTTGACGTTACGGTTGATGTTGTCGAGGCGTGACAGCAGTTCGCGCTGATTACCGTTGATGAGTTGGTTCTGCTCACCAAACTTTGAGCCAAGATAGCTCATAGTGGTATCGAGCGAGCTATTGATATTGCTATTCAATCGTGACGCTTGGCTCTGTACACTATTGAGGATGGCTTCAGACAGTCCTTTGGGCGTGGTGTTTTGAGTCAGTTGATCCAACTTTTTATCCACACTGTCTAAATCCGTATCGAGCTTTTTTACCCCTTGAGACGTCTCAGCCGCTATCGCTTTAGTTTCGTTGACTTCTTGGTTGACAGACATGTTTGATGTGAAAATATGATCTAAAATCTTATCGCGACTTTCTAGCAATACATTCTTTAAGTCATACGTTTGGTTATCAATTTTCTTATTTAAGGCAGTATCGAGCTGAGCGAAAGCACCACCTAAGCCACTGCAAGAGATGTTGCCGTTCTCCGCAGGAAAACAGCGATAGTAAGAAGGATGATCCCATTTTTTGGCCGTTGTGCTGTTGGGCGTGTCATCGGGATTGGGTTCAGGCTTTGGATTCGGAATTGTATTAGGTTTATTGCCCCCAAAGAAAAGCCCGTCTTTGGTGCAGGTTCCCCCTGTTGAAATAAACGAGCCTCTGCAATCTCCACTACTGACATAACACAAAGAAGAAATACCACCGCCATAACGACGATATTCACACCCCTGTAAACATAAACTAGGGTTATCACCATAGTTATTACCGCTCCAAGTTTGAGGAGACGTTAAATTACCAACCTCGCAAACTTGTTCAGCGTAAGAAGCAAAAGAGAAGAGAAATAGGATGAGGGTTGCCAGCAAGCAGCAAGAGAAGTTAATCGCAAATCTCATTGTTATCCCCTCAAGAAAAAACGCCCCAATTAAGAGGCGTTGATACCCGTATAGAAGCCATAAACAAAACATCCCGCCATGGACAGGCCAAAGAGAACAGACAGGACGTTTGTTACGAGCTCAGCCATGATTAGCGCATCGCGCCAACAATCATTTTCAGACCGAAGCCCAACGCAGCGAGACCAATCAGGCCAACAACCACAAGACTGTAGTTTGATTGACCAGTCGTCACCGCACCGTTGATAGCGGTTGCAATCGCAGAGGTATCTGCAAACGCGCTAGAAGTGGCAAAAGTGGCCGCAACTGCGATACCGATTTTTTTTGCTAGGTTTTTCATAGGATATTCTCCAACTGAGTTAATAAAGGGCTAACCGCGCCCAAGGGTTTTTACAATGCGACCCAGAATGTGACCCGACAGCATCGACAACAACAAATAGCCGCTTACTGTGGTGTAGATTTCAGGGTCAATCGTTACCGAACCGAGAGATTGATTGCGTAGCGTCTCAAGTTCAGAAGGGGTGATGATTGTGTAAGTGCAGTCAAAACCTTGAGGCGCCAGCATCAAGTAACCGTTATAAGCAATCACACAATCACTCATGTTTACTTACTCACTTTGCTGTCGAGTTGCTGAGCCATGTATTTCTTTACATCCTCATCAACCGGCACAATTTGAGTGACCAACACTTCCAATGGATCATCGGGATTGCTGCCGAACTTGATTTCATAGTCTCGGTTTGGAAGAAACGCGCGTGTTTCAATCAGTTGCTTTGCGTAGTCCAAAGAGACTTTAAGCGGCTGCTTGTTGTAGGGGATATCGGTATTAAAACCGATGCCGTGTTGGTTGAACTTCTCCGCGTTGACGTTTTCAACAGGACGTAAAACGCTCAGTTCAGCGATTTGAGTTCCCGACTTGGGGAAACCTTTAATAACGATTCCGGTGATAGTTGCCATGTTACCTTGACTCCAAAGTTTGATATTTCAGTGATGTATAAGCGTCCGGAACTCCGAGTTCGTCGAAGTGCGTACGTCTCCATTTAGGGGGAATGAGCATGCCGAATGCCTCGCCCAAATCACCCTCCGTCATTGCGACAATTTCCGCTAATGCCTTTCCGCATTGGCGACGAGTCCAAGCAATACGGCCAAAGAACTCAAGACCGACTGCTTTCTTATTCTTGGAAAACTTAACAGGCTCAGCAGGTTCGATACTGGCGGCAAAGTCGCACAGGCCAGAGAAGGCCGAAGCAGGTGCCGCGAGCATATCGATATCGCACTTTTTCAATTCCACTTCGTTGCGATACCAAACCACATCAGGGTCAGTGATTTTTTGCTCAAGCTTTTTGTTGTAGACACGCCAATAAACCAGCGAAGAACGTGAGCCCACGATGGTGGCTTCTTCGAGTAATTCACCGCTTTGCGTGATGCGTTTATGAGGAACCATTGAAGGGCCGCGACCCTTTGGAGCGGTGCGAAATGCCCCCTCATAAAAGCACATTTGCGCATACTTACAGTCGAAAATTCCGGTGTAATCGTCCACGGCCAAGTCCAAGCGAACTAAGCGCGTAATGCCAAGAATCGTTGATAACCACCAATGCAATTTGGTGTGCGTGATGTGGTCAAACAGCTTGGTGCAACCCGTGCCGTTAATCTGAATGAAAATGGTATTGTTATTGCCGCCAATCCCAATCAGGCCGCACTCAACGGTGCGTGTTTTATCGAGGATTAACGCGGAATCTTCATAGCCATGTAAACCACGGCCACGCATCGGCGACATGATGAAACCGAATACCTTTTCCAAGAACTCTTCCAAACGATGGAACAGAATCTTAGATACTTTGGCTTTATGACGAGCCATTGCCGCTTCAATCGCTTCCGGTGAAAAGGCCAACGGTTCGCGATACTCAGGGAACTGCAAGTTGATAAAGTCTTGCTCATTGGATTTGTCCAAATGGCGCAACGATGAGTACGGGAACGTAAACGCCAAGTGGTCAATTTTCACAGGGCGAATTTCGTCAGATAGCATGAAAGACCCCCTTTAAAAGTAGTGATTGATAGTTTTCATCGGTGATTTCGACGAGCTGGTAAGCGTCATCGGGATAGTGAGCCGCAAGAAACTGCTCAAACTCCGCTTGATGCTTGAAGTAGCGATGGCCCCAAGGGAAATAGGCATTAATCCCGTGTGCTGGCTCATTGTCGAAATACACGCTGTCCATGATTACGCGCCCAAAGAGTAGGAGAGTTGAGCCACAGGCCAACGACGCTTCACCATAGGAAGCAACTTTTTAGCGGTGGAGTCGGGCAGTGTCAGGGCGTGTTTCTGGTTAAATGTAGTGACAATGTCACCTTTTAAAACTGACTTTAAAAACACAGGATGATCACCAGATGAGAGAACGATTTGAGCTTTCATGATCAATCCTCCATGACTGGCATTTGGTTCATAAAGACATGGTGAAGCTTGAACTTTTTGTTCTTGCTTTCAAGGCGTTGTGTTGTTTTCTCAATACGTTCGTCGTCCTTCAAAAACAACTCCGCACCAGCAAGAGACCAAGCTGTTTGAACGCAACCAGACTTACCAAATCTGCAAAAGAAGCGTTGACCGTGTTTTGTGTCGATGAGAATAACGACTGCCGATATTGCTAAATCCATATTAACCACCTTGACCAGTTAACTTGAGAGAGCGACCGCCAAGGCCAAGCGCGAAAGCGTCAAGGGCAAACGCCCAGAGCCGAGGCGGTCTAGTACGAGATTTTTCGTATAGTTAATACGAGATTTTTCATAGTGTAAATACGATGATTTTCGTACAAATGCGCTAGAATCGAACTAAGGAATCAAAACCGAGGATTAGAAAATGTATACAAACAAGCTCATTGATGCTTATAAAGAGCAGATGAACTATGTTCAATACAAACAAATAGCTCCGGATTTAGGCATAAGCCCACAAATGCTGACTGATGTGCGGAAAGGACGTACATATCTTAAAGAAAATCAGATTCTTATGTTGGCTGATGCAGTTGGTGAAGATAAAGAAAAAGCGTTGATTGGTTTGGCTATGGATAAAGCCAAAACTTACGAAGCTCAGCAAGCTTGGGCCAGTATTGCAAAAAAGTTTAACGGGCTCGGTTTACGTGGAATTTCAATAGCTTGCGGTGGCTTGGCTATGTGGATTGGTAGCCCTACGGAAGCCTTAGCTAAGTGCGCATTATG